CCCAAAGACGCATCATCGGTCGTCTGCCAGCTTTCCGCCTTACCTTTGCGTTTGACGCGGGGCACATGGTTCGGCGGCGGGTCCATCTGGCAGGGGGAGGGGTATGCGGCACTGGGTTCCCCTGTCCCCAGTGAGAGCACCCCACCGCGTGCACGCCTTGCGTGCGGAGGTGTGCCTTCCCACATTTGCGAGTTTTCGCCACGCCACCCAGGCTCGCAACCTGGTTGGCAGGCGTCTTCAAGCACGGACAGCACTGTCGATGGCGGACGCAAGACCACCGACTGCCGTCAAGACACCCGACGCAGCTGGGTACACTGGTGCTAGTGCGGCTGCAAAGTGAGGGAGGACCCGGAAGACTCTTCGTCCAAAGCCTCGGATGGCTGCAATCACATCGGAGAAGTGGAGCGGGTTTTCGTGCCACTGTTCCGTCCGCGCGAGCAACTCAAGCGCTAACTGGAATTCGGCATTCGTCACCGCAATCGACACTGGCATCGAGTTGAACCAGCACGAGTTGGTCTGGAGTTCCACACCCCACGCACACGTGGAATACAGATCGCCACCAAGCGCGCCCAATCCAATTGTCGTTGCTCCGGTTAAAGCTGCTATCACTAGCCATGAAGATGAGTTCTGCAACGGGTTCTCATAGCACACTACACCCTGGGAATTCTCCCGAGTCAGCGGCTTCATCACAAAGTCGGTGTTGTCGTCTGGGAGTCCGAAACCGTAGATCCCGTCTTTCAAGTTCGTTCGCCTGGATTGTGTTGACCCCTTGTATCGCAAAATTGCCGACACAGGGTTGTTGTTTCCGTTGTTCAACACATCATACCAGGGGGAATTCGCTGGCGTTTGCACGCCGGCCATCGACCCCTCGGCATTCAGCATGGATGCTGAACAGGATAACATCGCTGCCATCGAGGTCACAGCGATGTTTGACACCATATTCAGGATTTCGGCAATATCAGGTAACGGCCAATGCCCAAAAGAATCTGCAGACACAAACATCGTGCCTGCCAACTTGCAATTTGCCGGGCCAGTATACCGAAAGCTGTAATAGCCGTAGTCCTTCAAAAAGATGTCCAAACTGGCATTTGTCGATTTCTGAGACACCAGGTACTGCCACACGTCGCCATTGAACTTGTAAACGTGGATTGTGTACGCATCGGGCGACACGACGTTCAACCAAGAAATTCTGGCCATGTGGTTTTGTGTTCCATCTACCCATATCCCCCATTCGCCATTGTGTTCAACGGCGAAAAGTCGTTCATAATGGGGGTGATATTGTGATGGGGGTGAACCGCTCGATGTGGTGTCTTGGACCCACGCTATCGGGATTTTCACAGGCATCAAAATGTCTCCTGTGGTGCCCAATTGTTCTGAGGCTTCCCAATTCTGCGTGAACCCTGAAATTCCTGGGCTTGGTTGAAACCAGAGGCCCCCCACGTAAGTCTGGCGAAAGCCACCTGCTCCCTGTGGCAGGTATTTAATGCAAGCGCGCAGAGGGTTTCGTGACACTGCCATGAAATATGCCCCTTGCACCACCCACCCCGTTGTGTCATCGGTTGGATTCGTAAAATCCACGGCACCGATGTCGTATATTTTGGCCACAGCAGTCGCAGTGGACCGAAAACAAGACGGGATCCTGAGTGGAGGGAATGTCAACGGCAGTGCCAACGACAAAGCCATCTTCTGAACAAGAAATGATGGATGATTGATCCGCTTCTCTAAGCTTGCCACCGGCCCCGAACCCAATGCCTCCTGATGCATAGGTAAAAGTCGGGCACGTGGTGTCCGTTGGACATAAACTCGAGGAGCTCGAACCACCTGCTGTGGTTTCTCCGGTTTCTTCTTTTCGCGTCGCGAACTGCTGGAGATTGACCGCTTTGACGGTTGTGGCTCTATGACAACCACTTCCGTTTTGGTTTTGCCCCGGCTGTTTCGTCCCATATTTCCGTAGGAAATTCGTGTTTGCGGGAGGACACTCTACAGCCAACATACGGGTGTTGGCAATGCGCCTGAGCGCATCCTTTGAGTGTTCGTCCTTTCGGCTGGTAGAACCTTGGTTTCGCCTCCATGCGTGGGTTTCCCGTCCCTTCGCACGCTTGGCGCTGGATAGGAGATGCCAGCCAACCTGCTCACAGCGGGCAGCTTTGCCCTCATCAGTCGCTCTTTTCCCAGTGGACCAACTGGGTTTCCAGACCCTGGCAGGCGCCCAATACAAACCTGCCCCACGGGCTTTGCGTTTTGCTCGCCAGCTCTGTCGCGTTTGTCCTGACGCGGCAGCCCACACACACTTGAATTTAAGGGTTATTTTGCGCAAAGAGGCTACAAGTGCCTTCCCACCTCGATGCGATCTTCATTGCGTCTGAAACAAAACGGCCAACGCAGGGTGTGACACCAAAGCCGTTCTGGGGAGGCTCTCGAACAAGGCAAACAATTCTGCTTCGTCCGCGGCCGTCAATCCATAAACTTCCGACACCATGTCCCACGTTGCTTGGCACGTTTCATAAGACTTCTCCGCCAATTGGTGGCGGTGCTGTGGCAATCTCTCTGACCCAGTTGGGTATTTTGCCGTTAATGACAGCCACAGCGCTCTCCAAAAGGGCACGTGCAGGCTCACATTCTTGTAGCCTTTCAACACGCCGCCCATCCAGGCGTCTGCATCGCCTGGATCAAGGAGAGACAGACCTATTTTTCCTGCGTGACGGGCAAAATCAGGGCCCATCACGCATCCTCCTCCCTTTACAGGCCATGGGCGACTTGCACAGAACACGACTGTACGTTTGGTTTTTCGCACTGGCTTTGCAACTAGCCCAAGCACCTCAAACTCCTGCTTGATTCGTGTCGGCGTCAACCCCTTCCATGACTGTGGGTATGCCAACACGTTGTCATCACCGTTGACAATTATCTTCACGTGTTCGAGAACCTCGGCACATGTTTTGCCGGTAATCTCGCACACAACAAAAAGATGTGTTATCAAGTTCAGGAGTGAGTTTTGGAGCGAGGTGGTGGAGGATCCACTTTTCATAGTGGCGGGGACGGAATATCGCAAGCCTTGGCGCGTTGTCCCATAGGTCTTCAATTGGGCGTGGAGCACTTTCCTCACGTCCGAATATCGGCGTATCCCGAAATCATCCATGATCTGGAAGAAAAGCTTGAACGCCTCTTCTCCTTCGGTGGAGTCGTAGAGGGAAAAATCATCCTCCATACAAACATAATCATCTGGGATTGATGCGAAGGCTGCACCCATCACCTCCGCATTCATCCCAGCACCGAAGAGTAATGACCCACTTGCCAGGCGCTTCTTTACATACGCACTTACGGCATGGGCAAAAGGCCCCAACAAGACGTTAGCTTCACTTGTAAAAGCCTGAATGCACCTTGGTGCAAAGTCTTCCGGGCCATCCGGAGTCACTTTCAGCAGTTTCTCTATTTTGACATGGGCTTTGTTTAGCAACTTAGTTTTGTCTAAGTGCCAACGCCCGTGCAAGTATCCATGCCATGCTGCTGTATGCTCTTTCTGCCGCCTCGCGGGGAATCGACAATTCCACACGTCAAAAGGCGTCGGGTGAACCTTGGGGATTTTCCCATTCTTCTTCCCCAATATTCTGGATTTGTTTTCCTTCCAGAATTGCATCACCCGCTTCCATTGCATCTTGCTTGGTGGTGGTGTGTCTGCACAAGCCCTATTCCTCAAGGCTAAATACATTGCGCCGTACGTTGGGTTTGTCCTCAACGGCATACATTGCAGAAACACCCACGCGACCACAAACAAACCCCGCCATGACACTCGTTGTTGCGATCCCGAAGTATCTCCGTTCTTGATCTCCGCACCGGGTTTCAATCGCTTGAACTCGCAGTACGGATCAACGGATAGGGTCACAAACCGTGGTGCTGATGCAACGAGGTTGCAATGGGATGCTGCTCCGTGATTCATTGCCACAAAAGAATGAAGCGTGCCTCGCAATCCTGCTATGCACAACCGGCAGGTTTTCTCCAATGTGGACCATTTTGGTAGTCCGCATTCACACATGCGATCAGCTTTGTAACAAACCCCACATGAGGAGTTCACGCCTTTCTTTGTGCATTGGCACTGTGGCAAACCAGCGATTGTCTCTCCACACTCGCATGGTATTTCACTGCAAACAACGCAGCGATGTGGATGCACCAGCAAAATCCGTTGACTTTCTGGTGATCGATTGTTTTTATACCAAACTGCCGCTTTCGCGGCGAATGCAAGCATGGTCGATGCAATCAGACACACTGATGTCACCAAGAACACAATTGAAACCGACAAGGGTAGATATTTCCACAAAATCTCAACCAACACAGCAGATGCCCATGCAACCAGGGCGAGATGCGCCATGGACTTGAATGATGTTGTGCTACGAGTTTGCAACTCAAGCAACACAATATCTTTCAAATTTAACCACAGCGTATGACTGTGTGACCTGTTGAACACGTATTTCACTTTTCCCCAGAACGTTGTGTCTGGGGCAGGCGGTAGGGGGGGGACGGGCACAACAAACTGACTCGTCAGCTTATTGTATAGCTCCAGTCTCGTGCCCCCGGGCACCATAGCTAACACGTGTTGATTCGTGTGATGGTCAAAACCAGTTTCCCTCATCTTCAATTGCTCGTCGACAAACGCACACAGGTGCAATGTAGACAAGCAATGATCAAACATGTTCTTGGTTTCATCAAACAAATGCCATTCTTTCCAGGAGCGATTCAACTTTGCAGCACATGATGTTTTATATACATCATTATATGGCTTTCGATATGACCATAAAGCATAATCCACATACACGTCCAGAGGGACGGGGTGGAATTTGTGTTCAACTTTTTGGTCAGGAATCTGCACGACACGGAGTACCTTATCGGCAAATCTCCACGTGTCGATCTGAAGCCGTGCTGTTCCGACGGTGAGGTGTGTCAACCCAAGGTCAATCAGCTCTGGTTGTTGGGGTGGTGGCTCATCTGGCTCACTCACCTCTTCAGTTGCCGAGCTGGATGATGGTGGCGGAGGCGGCGATCGCACGACCTCTCGCACTAACCTTGGAAGTTGATTCAATCCAGTGCTCCTTGCAAGTACACGCAAACCAGCCAAGCCCATTCCATTTCCAGTTGCCAACAGCCTATCCAACGCAGGGTATCGGCCATCAACAACTGAAGGTTGGATGCTTGGATTGCCGTGGTGGCTCTGTGCACTTGTCCTGGCGGAGCTTTGGGATGATGCGCAAAGATCTGAAAGCTGTGAACCTTGAGACACACAGCTATCAATGTGGATTTGGCGCGTCCACCCGTCACTCCAACCTGCAAATGCATGGCACTGCCTCGGCTTGCCTCCATCATCTCTACAAAAATGGAAGATGATCAAGAAGGCGTATTGGACTGGTAAGTCGGCCAATGTCACGTTTTCCCCACGATAATCAACAATCGTGTATCTTACCATTTCAACATTTGGAAAATGTTTTGTGAAAATGTGGCAAGTATAAACCATCGGAAAACATGACATCAAACTTTGCAAGTGGCGCATTGGAAAACCTCGAGCAGCCTGGAAATGGTTCTTGAAAGTCCGAAGCCGGATTTGTCGTTGATTCACGGCAACAGAAGTTGTGGCAAAGGCTTGGAAAGCCGAATCAGCCATGCCGTGGATTGCTGCCAGGGATGACAACACGCATCTGCCATCCCCGATGGAACGGTCTTCAAGGTGTGCACAGGGTAATGTGTCTTGTGCAATTACCATCAAAGATGCGGCAACTGCGCGATCATAAACAACTCCAATATCCAGTTCCTCCAATTCTTGGATGATTGCTGGCATGTCTTGGCAATAATGGTCGAGTTGTTTGTATGTCTGTATGATCGTTGGGTTGATGCGATATAGCATCAGCAGTTCCCCGACATTCACACCGAGATCGTGTGCTTTGGTGCATAGCCGTTGGATCACATGCTCCTTCCATGACTCTTCCCATTCGCTGACATCTGTCGGCTCAACAGGACACAAAACCCCCAAATCTTCATGCAGGAGTTGAGTCATTTGAAAGAATACACTCCATTCAGTGCGCGTCATCGACCAAATAGGGATGGGCACTTGTGTGTATCCATGGATGCAATAAGCGCATGAAACAGAGTGCGGGTGGTCAAAACACACTCGCCGCATCACATTTCCATACGCTGGATAATGACATCCATCGAGGAACATTCCAGCTAGCTGTGCAACTTCGTTTAGCACATCGTCTGGTAAGTAATCCCCGAACATCTCACGCATTGTGAATTGTGAGTGTCCGGGTTGATTGTGTGCGCTGGGCGTTAGCGCATTGGCGCCTCGGGGGGAAGTGGCTGCAGTTTCGCCCTTGCTACTGCAGGAGCCGCCCCCGTCGGTCGGCGCCCTCATACCTTTCCCCTCAGGGTGATCGTGATCCCCTTGTGGGTACTCGGCCTGCCCTAGCTCCATCGGTTCCGGGTTTGCAATTGCTCCGCTGGTTTTGCTGTCGCTTGAGGCGGCCACTCGTGGCTCCCCGTTGTCGCGGTTGCAATCAGCGTCACTTTCGCTCGAGCTTCCCTTCAGGAGTTCGGGGTACGTTGCGGGGTCTGGAAATTGTTCTTCCATGGTCGTCAACGTATTTTCAGGAGGGCGGCCAGTCGGCCTCCCATCTCCACCGGTGTGGGTCGGTGGTGGGATTGTTTTCAGTCGCGGGTGGCGAGGACACCCGGTCGTTGCCATGTTTTCGTTGGTGTTTTCATGCAGTGGTTACCAACCTTTCCCACTGCACGGGCTACCGTAGGTTTGGGCCTACAACAAAC